AAGAGTACAGCAGTCCCTATTGTTTCCCAGTCACGATCAACAAATCCTTTAGCGTATATCTTTAAGTCTCCTCTCTTCTCGTAGTATCTGTTCTTTGTCCAGTCGTAGAAGAGTACAGCAGTCCCTATTGTTCCCGTTCCTTTTGGCTTTACCTTAGAAATTATAATGTTAGTCTCATTGTGTTCGTGGTTTGGTAGTGGGTTGCCATCTAAGTCTTGTGGGCGGTAGACTCCTATCATCATCATTCCTTTCCTCCAATACTGTTGACCATTGAATATATCTCTTGGTCTTGGTGGGGGTAGGTACTCTGATATTACATTCCCATCGCTGTCCTTTCTCTTCCTTGTCTCTATGTCTCGTATGTGGGTGATTAGCGTGTTGTGTCTGTGATTCTTCCTAGCATCCGCATTAAATACGTCCATGTCTTTACCCACCGCTAAGTCTGACCTTAGATTAGGATTAGTAGGGTCTAGGTAATTTGCGGGGTCTACTGTGACTCCGTGTATCTTTATGTCAAACTCCCTCTCAATAGCCTCTACCTGCACAAACAGATCACGCATATTAAAGTCGTCTCCAAATGTGTCAATGACAAAGAAGTGTCGCTTGATAAACTCAGCCGCAGCATTAAACTCTTCCTCTGATATGTCCTCTATCGGCTTACCAATGTAGATGCTTATAAGCTCTGAATAAACGTGCTCAATATCTCCTGTCTCTGGTGAGAGTACAGCCTCGTTATGCCCGTAGTTAACAGCCTCGTTGACAAGGTTCTCGAAGTGGAACTGACTCTTACCTGAATAGGGAGAGCCGTAGATAATGGTGGTGCTACCTAGTAGCCTAGAGTAGTACTCGTCTAACTCCTTCCATCCTGTATCTGACCCCCGCACATAGCCTGTCCTTCTAAACTTCTCTATCTTCTCCCATACATCGTCCATGTGGTAGTACTTCTTACCTACCCCTATCTTCATATTAAGAACAGCGTTCTCATCTGATAGAGATAAGGGAGCAGCCATACCAGCATGAACAGCCTGAGTAAGGTTCTTTACTGCTTCTTCATAGTTGTCTGTGTTCTTAGCCGCAGCTTGGGAGAGTAGATCAATAGCCCCCTCGAATGTGAGGGCATCGCTCCCCACCCATCCTCCAAAGAGGTAGCCTATCTTCTGTCTTACTATGTGCTTCTCTCCTTCTATTGCATCTTCTATCTTTCTCAGTACCTTGTTTACCTTATCCCACTCCTTTACGTTGTAGAGTTTCTTTCTGTCTATGTTAAATGGTGTGGCTCTTGGGTTGTAGTATAGTGTGGGGTCATAGGAAAAGAAGGAAGCTCTTGCTATATCCTTCCCTGAGTCGTCAATGTCGGGGAACTCCTGCTTCATCGCCTTGAAGTACGTCTTGTACTCTTCGTCACTATCAACATTTGGTATCCTGATTAGTGCCTTGTACCCCGCCCCACTAGGAGAAATAAAACAAGCTAGGGTATAAGGTCGGGCTACGATGTTAGCCTTAAGCGTAGCCATATCTTCCACCCCATCAAAATCTAGGATCATCACCCCACTAGATTGTACTAAGTGGTGCTTATCCCTCTCGGTAAAGATTCCATTGAAGCAGATGATAGGCAGTTCCTTCTTCTTCTCCTTGTACTCTTTCTTGTCCATCCCCCGCAAAGATTCTAAGAATACCTTCTGGTCTCCCCCTGTCCTAATCTTTTCTATGACTCTATCAACAGAGGTAACATGAGGCTTCTTAGTCTCTGAGAAATGTTTGAATACAGTTACGTTTAGTTTAGTCATTCTCTAAATTTTCAAACAGTTCGTCCACCCCGCACCATGAGTCAACACGTTCAAAGGTATATTTCCCAAATTCTTCTGTGTTGTTCCACAGCCACCCGCTAAATGTGCCTGTGTACCCGTCTGTTAATACATCGTATTCAAAAGCTTCCTTCATCTGACTGAATACCTCTTTCATTTGATATTCAAAGTCGTGTTCTATTGTTCGTATTTCCATAATTACTTTAAGTTTTCTTTTATCCAATCTCTATGATAGGCAATTGAAGTGTATCCTATGTGGTTCATAGCAGAGTAAGTTAAGTCTTCAACCCCTTTGTACATTTCTTTTTTAAGCTCCATTACTCCTTATATTTAAAGTGTTGATGTTATTATACTAATTGCTCTTTCTCTCTGTGCTGTTCGCTTTACTATTTTAGTGGGGTCAACCCCCACTAAATCAGGGAACCTCTCCTTTATATAGTCAACAGCAAGTAACTTCTCAGAAGTAGATAACTGTTTAGCCATCTCCCTTGCCTGAATCTTCCTTTTCATTCTAACAGTAGAATAGAAGAAGATGTGACGAATATAAAGTTTTAGTTTTACTTTACCGTAGTCTTGTTCAGTTAATTTCATATGTTCGTTGTTAATTCGCTCAAAGGATAGTACACGCTATTGGTTGATTGTACAAGGATGTAGTTACCTAGTATCCTCACCCTCCTTACCTTCACTTGGGTTGCATAGTTTGTACTGCCCATGTAGAAGAGGGTTTGTCCTCTGTATATGTCCTTAGCTTGGTCTTGTCTCATGCCTCTTCAATTTCTCGTAGTGCATCGGAGAAGTCCTCCCCAAACTTAGCTACTGCTACTGCTCGATCAAGTTCATACTTCATCAGATTGTTAGCTTGCTTTGCTAGGTGAGCCTGAGCCTTTGCTTCGTCTACTGTGATTGCCTTTACACTTAGCTTGTGCATCTGGTCGCATAGGTGACGGAAGATACTCTTACCGTTAGCCTGTTCTTTACTTACTATTGCCATGTTTACTTGATTTTAGTTATTAGATTTGGATTCTGGTCTAGTACCTGTCTTACTAGCTCAATATTAATAGTATCTTTCATTTCCTTTATTAGATTGCGGTGGGCTAAGGTTTCCTTATTCCTCCACGATTGTCTTTCTCTCTTGTTGGTGTAGACTTTCTCTTGTATAGTCTCTTCCTTGAAGTCGGTGTTAGCTACTGCTATATTGATTGCTTCGTTCTTATCAAAGCCTTCCTTTAGTTGGGCTTTTAAAGTACGCTTCACCCCCGCAATAACAGCCCCTCTCTCCGTGTTAGTGTAGTAAGGTACTTGATAGTTACCCCACTTTTCTATCTCTCTTTCATACCTACTTAGTATGACATTGATAATCTCTTTATCTCCTTCACTAAACAAAGCGGTAGCTGCCTTTACTTTATCAATACAGTTAGTAGCTGCTAGTATGTCGTAAGGGATGTTCATAACTCTATCTTTTGTTCTAGTATCTCAGTTAGCTCTCTTATCCGTTTGTTAAGTACGTTATAGTAAGGGCGTAGTCTCTATCCATTCCACCTGCTACCACCGCACTAATATAGTTGTCCTGTGTTTATCTGAGTACCAATTAGCTAACTCTCCCCCTACTTCATGTAGACTATCATGTTCTGTTGTTACTGATTTCATAGTTTCTAGTTTTAAAAAGCGGGGGTTGACTGCTATTCTCAGCTACTTAGTTCCAAACGTCATTGAGTAGCCCCACTCCCCCGCATAAATTGTTTATTCGTTGTATCTTTTATAGTACCGCCATATCAAAGCCGCCATTTCTTCAATAGATTCTAGCTTGTACGTTACTTTATCCACCACTCCAACTCCTTCTATACTATTGTACCACTCTTCTATCTCTTCCCATTGTTCTTGTGTCCATTCTTCTGCAATAGCTTCGAATAAAGAATCATCTTGGTTGAACGGTGCGTTAGGGTCGTATGTCCCCATAATAAAATCATCTAGCCCTTTCATACTAGCTCTCCCTCTTCTGTAAATTCGTAGTCGTTAGCTTCAATAGTTTCAATGATAGCTTCCTCACTTGTCTGGTAGTCGTATTCTTTTTGAAGAAGTATTGAATAATCTTCAATCAAACTTTCTTCAAATTCAGACTCCATTCTAATGAGTTCTTGCTCTAGCTCATAGCCCTCAGTCTCCATGTACTTGTTGAATGCTGGTTGCCACTCTTCCATGAAATCGGTTGCGGTCTTGTAAGTTTCGCAAGTCTCCCCATGATCTCGGAAGATGTTTGCAGCTACCTCGCAAGCGGCTAATGTAAAGTTACCTGCTGCATATCTGTTTCTATCAAGATCAAAGCCAGTTAGCTTTAACCCTATGTTAGCTGCATCTTCGTATAAATGCTTCCACCAATCGTGAGAAACATTAATATCATACAGTTTTTCAACTGCCTTTTGTTTTCCTTCGTCGCTTAGTTCCTCGAACTTGTAGACTTTTGTTTCAATTACTCTCATAGTTTCTAGTTTTTAAAAAAGCGGGGGTTGACTGCTATTCTCAGCTACTTAGTTCCAAACGTCATTGAGTAGCCCCACTCCCCGCGTAAATTGTTTATTTGTAATGTTCTTCTAAGAAGTTCTTAAACTCTTCGCTTATATAGTGGGTGTCTTGATACCACTTGCCTGAATAGTACACTACCTGTATTTCATAAGGCTTGTTTGATCTGTGTCTTGATACCACTGCTTTGTCTCTCTTTACTATGTCAGTAGGAAAGTAGTATTTCCCATCGTAGTACAGACTAGGTACGTCAAACTTGTAAGATTTTCTTGGTTTGTTCACCGTCGTGGTTGAAGGTTCAAATAGATTGTCGCTTCTTTCTATTGTCCTTCCGTTGTATGTGCTTTTCATAGTTTCCTTTTCTTTAGTGTTAGTTATACTTCTTCCTCTTCTTCGTAAATCTCTAATTGCTCAGGGCTTAAGCTATCCCAATCAATAGACATACAATTGGTAAAAAACTCTTCTATCCATTGCGCCCATTCTTCGTGCGTTACGTTAAACCCTACGCCCACAAACCAATCAAGATACACATATTCAAGTGTTCCGTCCTGATAGATTCTTAGTTCATCACTTGGGCCTCCCCAACTAAATTGGAATCGGTAGTACCCCCGTTCTTGATCGTTAAAGGTTCCCGCATCTACAAAATCAAAGCTCAGACCGTAGTCATAAAATGAGCCTGTTTCGTCATTTCCTTCGGTGTCCTGCATGAAGATTTCAAAATCTTCCTTTACTGATTGCAAGCTATCAAGCCCTTTTTGCTTGTGTTCGCTGTCTCCGTTTAAAAATGTTGTATTCATAGTTTCTCAAGTTTTGGTTTTTAGTTTGCTTCTTGCTTTTAGCTTTTGGCTATTCGCTTAATCTGTATTTAATATGATCTTTTGTTTCTTCGTCTAAGGTAGACCAGTTTATTTTTTTGCCTATGTTTCCCTCAGTTTTAAACTCTTTTATGATGCGGGGTAATTCGTGCTTCATTATTTTATCAACGTCGCAATGTCTACGCCATGCAGCCCCGTAAGAATGAAACATATAATTATCTACACAGTTTCCACACCATTGAGAAAACCCGCGCCCCGCTGTATTTAGCCCTAACATATCACCATCATTCAAAATAACAGTGTAACGGTCTAGGGTTTCTCCTTCGTTGTCAAATATTGCCTTTATTCCTAATGCTTTCATGCTTTCAATGCTTTATTTAGTTTCCTAGTTCTTTCGTTGTCGTTTACAGGCTCAAATCTAAGACAAATATTCTTTTTCTCCAAATTTAAACCTAAGTCTGTGATTAACTGGTTTTTAAGTTCTGCTTTCATAGCTGTGTTGATTCTTCGTGGAATAACCATAAGGTGTAAACTCTGTTGTATTCTACATTTAGTCTTTTAGCTAGTTCTGCAAAGCAATATTCTCTTATTATGCTATCAAACGCTCCAAGAACTTCGTATATTTCTTGGCCGTTGTTCAGTGCTTCGCGCAAGTCCTCAAAAGTTAGATTTTCTTTCAAGTCTTTGCCTAGTTCGTCAGATGGATGTTCTTTCAAATACCAATCTTTTACTTTCGTTTTAAGTTGCTTAGTCATTTGTTCTAGTTTTTAGTCATTAATACTTGAGTAGAAAAATATTGATTGCAGTGCGGTATCATCTGACAACATAACTGCTTTGTGCGGTATTGTATCAAGTTCTAAAGCCTCAGACAGTCCCACTATATCAATAGTATAGACTAAATTTCCGTCTATTTCGGTGCTGTTTTGGTATATATGGTCTGCAATACAGTATTTTCCGCGTATATGGTCTAACCATCTGCGTTCCGCTTCTGTTAACTGGTATCTTTCACCGTCTGTTAACTGGTAGTGGAAGTTTTCAAACTTTCCGTCTTGAGCTTTTAAAGATTCGCTTGTGTGTATGTTCATCTTTTCAGTTTTTACTAATTCGCCCCGCAATAAGTAAAGCTATCAAAAAGACAGCATAAAGGGAGCCAATAACAGTTAAGGCAATTAAAATATTCATTTTAGTAAATCAATGCTTTAATACAAAGGTTCAAAACGCTTTTACCTATCTGCCCTGAATTAGGGTTGACGTAGTTAATTAAAAACTTACTTTGGTCGTCTTTCGCCATCTGTAAAAATAGCTCCTTACATTGCTGCGGTTGCCCGTTTATGTAAGACTCAATAATATAGTCGAAGTACTCGGATTCGGTTTCAAAATCGTAGTCTTTTGCTAAGTCTTCTGCATATCTCATAATTTCCAATTTTTACCAGTATTTCGTTTTACTGGCGTTTTTTAGAACGTGGCGAAGTCTCGAACTTTCAGTTGATCTTATCAATACCACGTTTGTTTTTAGATGCTGTCAAGCATTAATTTAATTTGAAATTTGCGTATTGTCTGGAATTTGTTATTCCAATAATGATTTGCTCTTTTTACGGGCTGCTCTTTACATAGCAATTCCCCACTTGAGGAAACACTAAAAGAACGTAAATTGCATAGACAAATATCACCTTCAAAGTTTTCGACTTGAAAGATTCTTTCGTCTGTTTTGATTGTGTTGCTCATAACTTTAATTTTAGAACGTGCATTGAATCGAATCAAGCAACCGACACAAAGAATTAACTTTTTCAACTTTGTGTGTTGCTGCACGTTTGTATGTTTTTAGTTTCAGGTTTTAATTAGCGCAAACCTTGTAATTGCGCTGCCGTGTTCACTCTTTTTCATCTCAATTAACCCAACGTTGCACGATTGCACGTTTTGTATTTCTGCTAATGTCTTGACTGGTGTAAACAATCCAACGTTAACACCCCGCAATGTAGAAAAGATTCTACTTTATTACGTCCTTGCTTTTCTGTTATGGATGCAAGGAAAGCTACTAACTAACGACTATTAACCCAACTTGACAGTATTAGGGACGCGATACGCCCGAACTTTTAAAGTTGCACCCTCTCGATTTTTAGAAGGGTTGCCAGTCTATGTATTGAAGTTTGAAGGTTTTCGCACCCTTAGCGCATCATGCAAAGCTGAACTATCGCTTTTGGTTATGTGTTACTGACTCTTTTGTCAAACTATCTAGGGTTTCCAGTGTTTAGCTTTTCGCCTTTCGATGAAACAAATTTACGGCAATAGATTTGAAACTTCCAAATATTTCTTTGTTTTAATAGCTAAGTATCTGAATATCAATGCAATTAATTTTATCCTTGCCAGTCTCATATATTAATAGTACATTTGATTAAAATTAAGAAACTATGCAAACATTTGCCCGATACATTACACCACTAAAGGACGAAACGAAAACGGATGTATATATTACAAAACTAGGTGTTATTGCCGTCAAACATTTTGAAGGGTTTATTATTACATTCAATCACGCCACAGGTAGCGCGGATAAATACACAAATGATAATATTACTAAATGTGTTGATCTACTTGAAGCTAACAAGCTAGACAAGCAAACATTTATATATTGATTCGTCGCATATATTGCAAACATTTACGACAAAACAACGAAGGGAGCTAAAAGACTCCCTTTTTTAATGCTCAATACTTTAGGATCGTAAACACCCCGCATAGGCTAAACAGAATAAAATACATTCTAAGCCTATTTAAAGACGTTCTAAGCTACTTAAATAGTAAAGGTGATACGTAGACCCCACTAAATGAAAAAAGCCCCTAAAAAGGGGCTGCAATAGATTGAGTATGTAAGTGGGGCTATTAAGTTAGTATGGCTTAACGCTAATAGCTTTGCCCCCCTTTAATTTATACTTCCTATTAAATTTTGGAGTTTCGCGGCCTTTAGTGCATACCCGCTCCCATATAGGATAAAAGCACCCGCTATAATAAGCAACGGTATATAAATACCCTTTGTCGCATTCAATTAGAACTTTAGACGTACCTATTAAGGTTTGACTATCGAATAGGTGCGTAGTGTTGGCAAAGCCTACGCCAATACCACCATCTAACCATCCTTGTTTGTGCAACCTTTTATAGTCGGCTGCTCCCATTTCAGATAAATAACAATTGTGAGTTTCGCTATACATAATTTCAAAGTTTAAATTGTTTTCACCTAGAAACCCTACGAGAATAAATTCTCTAGCTTCAAGGTCTGTTACCTTAAAGCCCCGCTAAGACTAAAGACAGTCAAAGCAGGGTAACAACTAAGGGAAGGTAATAAGCTACCTTTTAAGGTGTACAAACATAGCCGTATCAATAACGGTTTGTAGTCTTTCAGCGTCCTTATCGCTCATGCTAGGGCTGAACTGTTTATGTGCTTCTGTTATAAAGTCCCCTAATTCGCTAGTGTTCATATTCTCGAATTGATCTAGCAACCTTGCATCATGTATCCTCATAGCTTCTAAGTATTAAAGTACGTAGACAATAGTAAATTGATCGAATAGGCGATAAGAGTAACAAACTTTTGCACCTTGCTTAAGTAGGTCGGCAATTGCTTCCTTCGCGTCATTAATGTGAACTGTTAAATCTTTCATAGTTTCTTAAAGTTTGAACGAAGATAGCAAACTATGTAATACATACAACATAAGACTAGTAAAATAGTTGGTTCGTGGCTAGTACTCAGGCAGTTACATTTAATGTACTGCATAGCTCAATAGGTCGGTGTTAAACATTCTTTACATTGAGTAAGGTATTCTTTACATGGTTATTATGCAGAGTACTTTGAACTACAAAGCACCTACAACCTAGTGATACCAACACATTAAGTGTTTACAAACGGTTAGTATTCAATTCGTTTACTGCATTGGCTTAGGTATTGACTGCTTTCTTTATCAACTAACAGTGAGGACAGACGCAATAAAAATAGAATCATTGAGTATCAAGTAGTTAGTCTCACTTGCTCACGGGGTGAAGACAAAGCTAACGTTAGTTGATAGGATCATTGACTAATTTATGAGGTGCGAAAAGACGGGGGGCGGTAATGAGAAATTGAATTCCTTTGAAGCATAGGGGGGGCTGTGGATAGGCTATAATACGCTCCTAATACTTACACGAAACTTTTTTATTTGGAAATAACCATTGGTTTAGCTACAGCGTAAGCTGAGGCTAGGTTGTAGCGATTGAGAATGTACAACTATAGGAGGGGCGAGAAAGGATGTAGCTGCTGGATTTCTACGTGATGTCCTTCTCTTATGTGTGTAGCATCAGGAATATCTGTGCTATTGTCTATCATTTCTTGTTTGCTTAGGTATCCTAGTAGGTAAGCTAGTGATAGGTCTTCTGTTATTCTTAGGAAGAAGTAGTAGTCTGTTTCTTGTTTTAGGTGGGTGACAGAGCATCTATAGTGTTTTTGCGGGGGGACAGTAGTTCTCTTTGTCTTTACGTCTACTCGGTAGTTCTTTATGATTAGATCGTAGTCATAGCTCTCTTCTTTTCTTGCGGTGGGGAAGTAGTCTAAACAGAGTATTTCCCCTAGTGCGCCGTAAATATTGGATTTACCTTTTGTTATGCTCCCCTTTAGTGCATCGAAGTCGTAAAGGTTCTTTGCCCTTTCTATCTGTTGCGGGGTGGGGTGTAAGGTTATCATAGTACGAACATACAGATTTTATTTGGATATTGGATAGGTAATGCTTATATTTGTTTATTATGAATAATAACTGTAAGTTTGAAGAATTATGATTAGAAGATTAGCTTATGTAGTCCTTGGGGCTGCTGTTATTGTATTCCTTCCTTATTTAGTGGGGAGGTTGATTGAAATTGTCATGTCTCTGCCTAGTTTAACTTCATTCTTCACTTGGGGTGCGGGTATTGTAGGTATAGGGGTAATTATATACGGGTGTGCTATACCGTGGGCTGTCTACCGCTATATTGTAAATGGAGATTGAGATGGAGAATAAAGAATTTCCTTCTAGGTTCTTAGGTAAGAGCTTTGAATATGAAAGTAAGGAGAGGTTTTTAGAGTCTTTGCGGAGGTTACGTACCAAAAAGGGAAGTATAGTACCGATTAGTACCTATTCTGCACCAAAAATACCCTTTTTACGCCTGTTTCGGTAATATAGTTCCGTTTACAACTACTCTTTAGTAGAGCTAGATTTGGTTACTTGGTAGTTATTTCTTATGTTTGTGGAATGAGATTATTTGAAAGGTTTACCCTTATAGAATTAGAATGGAATGATGTAAATGGTTTTCTGTTTACACTCTGCGGGGTTGAGTACTCTATTAAAGATGGCTCCCCCGCACTACTAGCCTTCCGCTTTGGAGGCTTTAACAGCTATGTTCACCTTAGTATCCCCTTCTTTTATTTCCATTTTACTCTTCTATTATCTCTCCGTTTAGTTTTATGGTTAGTGGGGAGGCTACTCCTTTTGTGGGGTGTCCCGCATGAATGCCCCTGATGTAGTGTTCCTTCTTTATCGCCTCAGTTATTCTCTGCTCCCACTGCTTATCGTCCTGCCCCTCTAATCGGGTGAGTCTGATATAGCGGGGGTGGATTAAACCTTGCCCATAATAATGCAGTTCTTGGTCTTTATGGAGCCATGATAACTCTAATACATCTCCTGATTCGTGCCTCTTCATTTCCATTTTACTATTTGTCCCTCAAGCCAATCTTCATCCCCCCACACGCTTAAAGTATCGAACCCTTGTTTTGTTATGACTTGGATGTAGAACCTCTTTCCTTGCGGGGTTATGTCGTATAATGGTCTATGCGGGTGTGGTCGAACTACTCTACCTCTGTTGTAGTAAGTAGTAGTCTCTATGCTAACGCATGACGTTACTATTAGTCCGACTACAATCCATTTTTTCAATTCTTTCTTACCTTCTCTATTGTTTCTACCCCTTCCCATAGAGTGTCGCTGTCATAAGCGTTGAGCGGAATGTTCCCATCAATACACTCCTTTGCAATCTCCATTATGTGCATTGTCGTATAACGAATCATTTCATTAGCTGCTTGATTCTCCCCCTCTGAAAGAGGGGAGGTTTCCGCTCTAAATTTCTCTAAGGCTTCGTCTAAGAATAAGCTAATGCTCCATTTTACTTTATTCTCTAGTGGCATACTATCCACTAAGTCTTGTATCATGTTATTTCCTTCTTTCATTTTTTCTGATTTTATCTTGTTCTTGTGTCTATACACTTATCGGGGTCGTGAGACCAACCATCATACCCGTCCTCCGCGAAGTAGTGGGTGACTCCTGCGCTGTCTTCTAGGATTAAGCTATAGTTTTCGCTAGAATAGCTTTTTAGCACGGGGTGTTGTATGTAGTGGGATTTAATCTTCATAATCCTAAAAATTTTTCAAATTCTTGTGGCGGCATATTAACATTAAACGCACTCCCGCTAGTTAAAACAAATACAGTTCCCCCCTCTACCTCAATAGACTTCTCAAAGTAACATATTTGAGATGGGCTGAACCATACATCTACTTCTTCAAGGTCTTCCTGTGCTACATTTGGTGGGGTTATGCCCATCCTCTCGTAGTCTACAGTATCTTCTCTCTGAACTAAAGCTTTGATCTTAATTAGTTTCATCTCTTTCTTACCTTCTCTATTGTTTCTATCTTAAGGTAGTCCCCGATGTAGAGCGAGTCGTCTATCGTCTTCTCCCATAATCTACAGTTATATCCGTACTCATCACAGACTAAATAAAAGTTTCCATGCCTTTCAAATACCCATCCGTCGATTTCTGTTGTTTTTATTGTGGCGGTGCAAGAAGCAAAGATAATGACTAAGAGTATGTATATTCTACTTTTCATCTTTCCATTCATTTAGCATTGCTTCAGCTTTCAACATAAACTCTGATTCTACACAGAACTTAGCAAAGCTTATCATATCCTCTTCAGTGTAAGCGTCTATGTTAGCTAGAAGAGAGTTTTCTTCTGTCTCTGTTAGTGGGGTGTATCTTGTGCTATACATATTAGTAGGTTCTGGCTCCTTTGCGTTTTCTAATAGTTTGTTTATTAGTGGGTTGCTAGTTTCATCTAACATGTACTCCGAATGAGCATTCCACCCCCGCCAGAACTCAGAATCCTCAACAGTACCAAAGTTAGCTATTGTACTGTCTAGTCTTTCTTCGTCTTTTTCAGATTGCGGGGGGATTACACCTTCAAACCCTGTAGGTGTATTTGTAACCTCCCATATTTTGTCGTCTACTTGCATACTCTCATACAGTGTTTCTAACACCTCTTTCTCATCTAAGTACTCAAATATAGGTGGAATACGTCCGTTCTGAGCGTGAATAAGACGATCTGATGGACGATCACCCCCGCTATGGTATTGGAAGATACCTACCTTATCTTTCGTCTCTCTAAAGACCTGTAATGTGCGTGTGTTTCTAATCCACTTCATTGTTGTGAGCTTTTTAATTCCTCTTCGGTTACTCTGCCTATAGAACTCCACATAGAATACCCCCGCTCTTCGATAAAGTCTATAAGGTCATCAATGAACCTGTTTTCCTCTTCTTCAGAGAAAGTACCTACAGTCTCCTCCTTGGTTACAAGGGCTTTTACTTCTATAAACTTACAAATTCTTTCTTCAGACATCTTTCTGTAATCTCTTTATGTACTTGAACAGATTTTCTAGTTTCTTTTTCTTTGTGGGGAGAGATAGGAATTCGTCCTTAAGGTATAAGTCAGCATAATTCTCCTCTTCCTCATCAACTAGAACTATATCAAAGTCCTCACCCCGTAAAACAGAATAGCTTCCGTCTTCAGGATGCTCTGGGTCATATAACTCTTCTTCCCACTTCATAGGTTCAAATATTTCCAGAATTTCCAAGAATCAGATTTCTTAGGCGGGGTGTTCATCTTAAAGTGCTTATCAAAGCCTAAGTCTTGAATCTCTATAGCGAATGCGGTTAACTCTTCTACAAGATTTTCACATTGAGGAATAATAGAAATAATTACCTCCATCTCCTCGTCAGGGATTCTTAACCCCGACTCATAAACATCCATAGCTAAATCAAAGCCTTTACCCGTTAAAGCAAACCCTCCACCTTCAATCAGTCCTAGTTCCTCCATCTGAGCTAAATAAAGGAATACAAGCGTTAGTTTGTTTACTTGTTCCTCTTCTATTTGTTTTTCTGTCATCATTCTACAGTTTCTTTTATCTCAAGTTCTCTTACGTCCATTAGTACTCTCCTCTTCTGTTACTTGTTATTTGTTAATTGATACTTGTCTTTAGGCAAATGTAAGTGATTCATTTTGAATGTGCAAGAAGTTTTTGAAATTCTTTTCTAGCTTTCTTCAATGCGGGGTTAACTTGAATGTTAGTGTAGTGGTGAGTTACATACTCCGAATCGTTTACGTTCTTATCAGCCTCGTTGAGGTACGCTATCGCTTGTGTTAGTCTAGACATACTTTCTCTGTTTTTAAGTTGTGTACCACGTTGTATTTAGGAGAGTGCTTCCTTATTTCAGCCTTCTCTATGTTTAATAATTCTTTCCTTGATATTGCGGGGTAAGGCTTGAAGGAGTAAGCATCAAACTGCTTTACGGCTTCTTTGAGGTGTTGCGACATTCTAGTTACTAAACTATTAGTGGCCCCCACGTAAACTATCTCCCCTTCAAAAGTTAGATAGTATATCCCGTTAGTGCATAGGGTAGTCTCCGCGTCGAACGTTACAACAGAGTTTTGAAGTCTTTCAGATTCCCTTTGGTGTTCACGTTGCCTCACCAACTTCTTCATTGTCGCCTTTCTAGAGGCTTTTGTTTTTCTTGACATAATTATGTGTATCTACATTTAATGTACCTACATCGACCCCCATACCTTTAGTGGTAGCAGGGCTTTCTGTTAGTTGGCTTAGAACGGCAAGTTCCGCTCAAGTTCTGTAGTGGACTGTGACAGTTCGTAGTTGAAGTGCTGTTGCAGTTGCTCTATCATACTCTGGTTTAATTCTGTTAGTGGGATGTTGCGCCCTTGGGTTAACTCCTCAACAAAAAACAAAAAATTCCCTTTACTATAATCAGTATTTTCTTTTTTCTGTATTTCCGTATTTGCTATAGAGTCAGTACTTACTATGCCGCCGAACCGCCGACTTTCGGCATCTGGCTTTTCGGCGGGGTATAACAGAGAGAAATTGTTCGAATGCTTGCTGATTTCGTAGACTACGTAAGACTTTCCGCCTTGAAGCTTCCCGCCATCCCCCCGCTTAAATTCTTCCTCTACAATATAACCATACTCGATCAATTCCTTGAATGCAGTCCATACAGCAGTCCTACCCTCCTTAAAGCACTTATACAGATGCTCTCTACGGATAATCCAGTGGTCAGGCTTACTTAACAGCCATATCATAACCCCCTTAGCGCGGGCTGATAAGCGGGTGTCATTAATAAATTCGTTGTGAACTGTAGTGAAGTTCTTCTTGTGCTGTGCACGTCTAATCATAAATAAAGAACCCCAACAGTACTCGCGGTAGAGGTCGCTTTCCTATCGGGGTTTTGTTGAAATATCAATATCGCCTCTACTCGATTGTAGCAGCAAATATAAAACAAAAAATCTAATGCGGTTGTATTTTACTCAAAAATATTTTAACTGCCGTGCTCACCATAAATAAAGTCACTAACACTTTTTCTTGGTTGGGTTCTCATTACTATTAACTCACTACCGTCAGCGTTGTGTTGATGTAATAGTATTTCTACTTCTAAATCAACAACTCCTAATACATCACTATCTGAGTAGTCAATGGTTACTTTTCTGTCTAATTTCTTTTCTGCTATTAATGGCATAATTTCTACTTATTTACCTCAAATATAAGCATTCTAACCTTAACAGACAAGAAAAAGGGGAATAAAAAACCCCACTAACTAGTTAAAATTAGTGGGGAGTCAAATAGAGCAGTAGCCTTACTGCTGTTTCATTACACAGACCCAGAGGAGACAGAAGGTAAGTCCTGCATCTATCTCCCCCTTGGACTGATCTGTGATGGCTACGGTTAGGTAGCCTTTTATTATCAGGGTAGACTTCCCGACTCGACTTGGTTCTCGCCAAGTCATCCATAGTTTTAATATACGGTCTCATCTACCCTAATATCTTTAGCGGGGGTATTTTATATCTGTTCCTTACACGTACGCTATAAGTCTCTATACCTACATCACTCCTAAGAGCTAGTCCTCCCGCTAAATATCTTAAAAACTACCCTGCATCCACTGCCAGTATGAAACTCAAAATAATCAGCCTTCGCCTTATTTTTCTGACGTAGAGCAAGGTAGTTTTATTTTTAATGTTTTAGTGGGGCAACTTACCCGCTCCCCACCATTTTGAAAGAACGATAAGCAAATATAAGAATAATTTCCATACTACCAAATGATTAAACTACAATAGGGCAATTATATACAACTCTACACTTGCTGTATTACAACACCTAAATGATAAATCCGTCGGAATACTATATTGGCAGTATGGCAAATCAAGTAATAGTTAGAGAAGATATTGACAGAGAGATTCAACTACCTCATGGCAACGTTGAACTAGATAAAAAATATGAATACTCAGCACGTCTCGCTAGTTCCGATAAACTCATTGATAACATTAGCCATGAGTTTATCAGCGGTGTATACTACAATGACACAAAAGAGATATTCTATTTAAGAACCTACAATGTGTTCCTATTAGACATTAATTGGGATTACGAGACAGCAAGAGTGAAAATCAAAGCTCAGATTGAAAACTCTGAATTAAATCACTCAATTCATCGACAAGACATGCTAAATGGAACTTCTTACCAATCTATGAATCAAATTCTTTTCGTTCATGATCCGATTGATTTCGAGTCTTTGGTTGATCGGGCTTTCGAGGAGTTGTCTCAACATGGTATAGAATTCGAGTAGACATTGAGTATACCCTAGCTTTTTTAGGGAGTAGTTTGAGCTTAGATGGAATCCATCGTCCGTTCTCTTCGCGATAGCCTATAATAGCCACAACCTCCATTTCTAACCCTGCAATATCCCTTTTCATCAAACAAATATTAGTAGTTAATTACACTATTATTTGTATTTTAGGTAATCTTCTACTATACTTGTTCTGTGATTAGAGCAGACTTTAATAGTATTCAAGAGTTACAGAAGGCTTTCCCTACTGAACAGAGTTGTGTAGATCACTTAGAATTATTGCGGTGGGGCGGCAATGTTGTTAGTCCATTCGACCCTTTGTCTAAGGTCTATAACTGCAAGGGGAATCGCTACAAATGCAAGAACACTGGCAAGTACTTCAACGTCAAGACTAACACCCTCTTCGAGAACACAAAGATTTCATTGCAAACTTGGTTCTTGGCTATTTGGCTCGTTACTAATCACACTAAGGGTATTAGCTCAATGCAACTAGCGAAGGACTTAGGACTAACTCAAAAGACTGCTTGGTTCCTACTCCATCGTATTAGACGCTGTTATGGTATTGAGAATGATGGTGAGTTAGAAGGTGAAGTAGAGATAGATGAATCTTTCGCGGGGGGTAAGGCAGCGAACAAGCACAGATCACGCAAGAAGACTAAGGAGCGTTATCAGTCTAAAGAATACCCGCACAAAAAGACCATCTTTTAAATGAAAATCTTCAAATATCTTTCGAACCCTTTCAGCCCGAGTTTGAATCTGTTATTGATCGGGTTCAAGATTTAATTTTAAGTATTCTTCGAACTGCTGGCTTTCCTCAGTTGTGATTTCCTCCCCCGCTAATATTTTACCTAGTAATTCGGGCTTAACATCCCTTAGATACTTTATCCATTGGATGTGCCTCAGTGTTAATTGGATGGGGGGTTTCTGCATAGGGCAAAGTAAAAAACAGATTTTAAGGGGAATTTGTATTCTACCACTCAGGTAAACCCCAAACTGTAGAAGCTCTACTATTCCCTTCTTGAAAGCTCTTTACCTTCTCAGCCTTCTTTAACTTGAATAGCCTTTTAGATACATCCTGAGTAAATCCTGTTACATCTTCTCGTTCATCTCGACGGGCAATTTCATCTGATATCTCCACCGCTTTCATATACACCCCACTCTCCCCTAGAATACACAGTATTTTGTCAGGTAGGTTCATAGAGACTCGATAAGACTTTGTTTCAATGTTTAGTTTCATCTGTAACTCTTCAATGACGCTTCTAATCTCCTTTGCTCGGTCAAGGTGTTTCTTCTCTAAAGTGGTCAAAGAGGCAATTGTAATGGACTTATATCTCGAATTCATATCACCCCAAAACTACCGCTATATCTAGGCTGTGGGCGGTGTAAAGAAGTATATAATCTCCATTAAGAAGGGTAAACTTGTTATTCCCAAGTTCATAGAAGGGATTGAGATAAAATTATCCCGACCAATTACAGGTAAAATAAGACAAGCAACAATAAGCAAAACATCAACAGGTAAGTATTTTGTATCTATTTTGTGTGAGACTAGGGAGACTTACAAGAATAAATCCCAAATCAAAGAAGAGACCGCTGTTGGTGTTGATTTAGGGGTAAAATATTTTATGGTAACTTCCGATAGTGAGGTAATAAATAACCCTAAACACTTAAGTAAAGTAGAATCAAGGCTGAAGTACCTTCAGCGAAGGTATTCTAAATATAAAGGAAAAAGAACAAAAGATAAATTAGTAAAGCTACATGAGAAAGTAACAAACCGACGTAAAGATTTTTTACATAAACTATCCACTAAGTTGATTCGCGAGAACCAAACGATATGCTTAGAGGATTTAGATGTGGAGGGTATGATGCAAAATAGGCATCTCGCTCAATCAATATCAGACGCGAGTTGGTCAGAGTTCAATCGTATGATTGAATATAAGGCCGAGTGGTATGGAGTGAACGTACTTCGTATCGGCAGATTTGAACCATCATCAAAGACTTGCTCTAACTGCGGGGATGTAAACAAAGGGCTGCAACTAAAAGACCGAGAATGGACTTGTAAATCTTGTGAGGAAACTCACGATAGAGATATTAACGCTGCGGTGAATATTAAAAATTTTGCTTTAAGAAACTATGTATCTGGGACGGATACTCAAAATCAGAACGAACTGCCTTCATTAGAGGGAGTGCTGACTTCTGAAAACCCCTGACTTAGGAGTTAGTCCAAACTACAAATACTTAAGAAGTATCAAATCTAATTTTGCAGTCAAACCTTGAACTATAGGAATGGAAGAAAATCAGAATCTCTTTCCCTCAACATTTGAGAAGGAGAAAAACAAAGCTTCAAAAGACTATCTCCTTAAGTACGGACAGACTATGTGGCAAGCAGCCGAGTCTCAATCCACTTCCGTACTCTACGACCAACGCAGAGATAGGTTCGTAAGAAACAGAAAGTATTCTGAAGGACTCCAATCCGTAGAAAAGTTTAAGAGCCAATTATCTGTTACAGGAGACAATACCTACCTGAACATTGATTGGGGAGTATCCACCCCGCTACCTAAAATGGTAGAAGTCATCAGAGGGCAGATGATTAACCAACCCTACAAGATAGACTTCAAACCAACAGACTCTTTATCCAAAACAGAGTACGACAGAGAAAAGCAAGTCTTAAGGGCTAAGATGAAGATGCAAGAAGAACTTGCACCATTAGTCGAACAAGGCGTCATCCCCAAGGAGAAAAACCTCCCTGAAGATGACGATGAACTAGAAATCTATATGACTACTAACTTCAAGTTAGCACAGTCTATAGCATTAGAGAATATTACAGACGCGATATTAGAGGATAATGATATTGAGTACATAAACGAGCAGATCGCTAAAGACTTGGTTGATCTCAAAATATGTGCCGTTAGAGTTTGCTTAGACGAAAACAAGAATATTTGTCTGGAATACGTAGACCCCGTAAACTTAGTAACCTCTTATGTCAAGAAGCCTGACTTCTCAGACGCCAAACACATCGGAGTGCTAAAGCGCATGACCATTGAGGATTTAAGGGTTCAAGCTGCGGGAGAGTTGAGCGAAGAAGACTTGATGGACATTGCTAAGAATGTGGCAGGGAAGTATGACAATCCTTCATGGGACTCTTCTTTCGGCAATGACTATTACTACAATTCAGAGAACCACGATGCCTACAACAAGTTCCAAATACTTGTACTAGACTTTGAGATGTTCTCCACCGACAAAGTAAAGATTACCCAAGTCAAGAGCAAGAACGGAGGGTACAAGACATTAGTAAACGAAGAGCCTCGAAACAAGAAGGCAGAGACAAAGCAAACAGAGAAGAAGATAAAGAATATCTACTGCGGGAAGTATGTAGTAGGAACAGACTATCTCTATGACTACGGATTAAAGGAGCACATCATCCGCCGCAAAGTCAATAGAAATCCATCAGCAAATACATCACTAGGATTCATCGTGTATGCCCCCGACATTCACGACATGGAGAATAAGAGTAAGACAGAAGAGATGATTCCCCACGCGGATAAACTCATCCTCTACCAACTCAAACTCCAACAGATAATCTCTAAGGCAGCACCAAGCGGATACGCAATCAACATGGACGCTGTATCAGAAGCCCTTCAAGGAATGGGTATGGGGGGAATGCAACCCGTAGATGCTAGAGCGATGAGAGACCAAATTGGAGACATCTACTTCAAGAGCGTTAGAGAAGACGGAACCCCACTAACACAGAACACCCCACCAATCATTAACCTACCTAATGGACTAGACGCTTCTATCCAAATTATCTCAGAAGCCTACAACCAAGAGTTGATGAGAATGAAAGAGGTAGTAGGGCTAAATGATGCAGTAGATTCCTCTCAACCCGACAAGAAAGCACTCATCGGAGTACAGAAGCTTGCCGTAGCAGCCCACAAGAACGCCCTTAGAACGCTTTACGGAGGTTTCCTCAAGGTAAATGAGGAAATGGCTCGACAAGTATCTATGTTAGCACAACAACTTATTAGAGCAGGTATCAACGTGGATAAGTTCGAGAACATGGTTGGAGAGGAGACTGTTAAGCAGTTGGACATCACTAAAGTCCCCGCAAGCGAGTTCTCTATTCAAATCAAGATGCTCCCAGACGAGGAAGATAAGGCGTACATCGAATCTAAAGTAGAACTAGCACTTCAATCACAACCCCCGCTAATTAACCTTCAAGATGCCTTTGCAGTACGAAGAGTAATGGATGAGGACGTAGACAAAGCAGAACAACTTCTAGCTGTAAGAGAGAAGCGTAGAGCAAAAGAACGTCAGAAGTCTCAAGAGGAGATGATGGTCAAAGACAGGGAGATGGAACTCCAAGTCGCCCAACAAAAAGAAGCAGCAGCCCAACAGACTATCCAAATCAAAACTCAAATGGAGTTAGCCCTAGAGAAGGAGAAGGGAGAGAATGAGTTAGCACAGATAGTAGCTAAAGGAGAAGAAGACCGTAAGACAGAGATGGTCGTACTCCAAGGGAAGATGAAGCTGATAGAAAAAGCAGCCGAAGAAGAGAAGAAGAAAGAAGGTGAGATAGAAGATAGAGAGTCCAGCGGCTCTAGCTACGATAAGATAGACATGCCAGAAGCAAGTGGCTCACGCATGCCCGCGATGGGGGTTTCAAATAAGGTCGTCTAACTGATCGTAAAATTCCTTGATTGTCAAATCGTAGAACGAGAGTATAAAGGTAATGGTATCCAACTTAGGAGAAGCCTTACCGTTCTCTAACCTAGACAGATAACCGATGTCTTTATTCAAGTATTCGCTCAAGTCTTCTAGTGTGTGTCCGTGTATCAACCTAAGCCCCCGCAAACCATCAGAGAGGTGCTTACCATTTAATTTCTTAAACCCTTCGTAATTCATAAAGCCAAAAATACAAATTTAATCGTTTCACCCTCAGTAATTTTATGCCCACGAAATTAATCTTAAATTAAATCAATATGAGCGATTTCCAAGAAGCCGTCGAAAAAGCTATTCAAGCCGAGTTCGCAGGCGAATCACAGGAAGAAGAAACAAGTTCTTTGAAACAAGACGAGGAGGTAGCAGAAGAAGTTACCCCACAACCAGAGTCAACCGAAACTCAGTCAGATGCAGAAGCGGCAGCCGAAGAAGCTGCTGAGACTGTAGAAGACGTAACGAAAGAAGAGCCAGCAGTCAATCCAGACGTAGCAGAGCAGGAGCAGTTTGCGGAAGAGTCTCTAAAGACCCGACTAAAAGAAGAGATTGGGAGAGACTACGAGAAACAGATAGCAGACTATGAGAAACAGATTGAGAATCTTCAGAACCAGAACCCCTTCGCCAACGAAGAGATTCAAAAGCTGAACGATTTAGCAAAAGCAGGAATTGACGTAAACAGCCCCGACTTCTGGAAGTGGCAATACCTCGACTTAGATAATATTGACCCTAGTAATAAGGATAACGCTATGGAGGCTGTCAGACTCGAACTAGAGAAAGACAACCCAGACTTAAACGAAAAAGAAATTTCTCGATTAATCAAGCGTAAGTATCCAGACTTATTTAGTGGTAATTACGAGTCCGATGATACCGAGTATCAAGAGGCTCTAGCGGATTTGTCTATTGACGCAAAAAGAGCTTTGACTGCATTAAGGAAGCACAAAGCGGAAATTGAACTGCCTAAAGTAGACCCACGCGAAAAGGAGCAAGCGGAACTGGAAGCGAGAGCAGCACAGCAAGAGTTTGTACGTAGTACACGCCAAGCAGTGCAGCAATACGAGAAGGAGCCGATTGCTTTAGAGGGAGATTTTGAGATTAATCACATTATCTCTCCCGAAACGAAGCAGTATATCGAGTCATCTATTGTAAACAACCAAACTTGGTTCATGGACAACTACGTGAGCGAGGGAGGTGTGGACTTTCCACGTTTACAACGGGATATGGCAAGAATTTACGACTTCGATAACATCGTGAAAGCGGTGTACGAACAAGGAAAATCTAACGGCTTAAGCGAAGCCTACGACAAACTTGAGAATGTTACTGACAACAGTACTTCCGAGAAGAAAGTAGAAACGGATAAGCCACTAGAGGATCAAATTTTTGAACAATTTGCCCAGCAACAAAAACAAAGGCGTTGGGGATAAATACATAAACAAAAATGGCAGTATCAGAATTAACTCCTTCAACCACGAAAGTGGCAACGGAGTATAACTATTTGAACTCCCTTTCTCTAGCTGAAGGCTTGCATAAGCCTGTAGTAGACTCAACTTACGTTAAGCGATACGGTCGCCAAGACGTAACAGGTTTACTCGATAAGCTTGGAGCAAAGATGGAGACGCCCCACATTAAGTTCTCTCACTATGAGCAGGAACGTATTCATGGGGTTGTAAGACTATCTGCTTCCGCTACAACTGCATCTGGTTCAGGTGTGACTCTAGCAGGAACAGCAGCAGCAGCTTACACATATTCATATTCAGGTCAAGCACCTTATTCAACAGCAGACTCATTCTCCACTAACACTCTTCGTCAGTACGACAAGATTCAGATTAATGGATTTGAGATGTTGGTTACAGCGGTGAACGGAAATGCTTTCTCAGCGATTTCTTATGACTCTAGTGCAACGAGACCATCAGCATCTACTTCGGACGACATCATCGTTCTTGGTAACGCAATGCCTGAAGGTAGTTCCGCACCAGCTTCAAGAAATAGCCGAGTTATTTCTTACACCAACTACCTACAGATCATCAGAGGATCACACAAGGTAACTGGAACTGAAGAAGGAGTACAGACTTGGATTGAAGTAGACCACAACGGACAGAAAGGATACTTATGGTATCTACAAGGTTTGGAAGACGAGTACCACCGAGTACTAAACGAGCGAGAGGCGCAGCTTCTTACTGGTGAAGATTTCCAAGATAACCTTGCAGGTCTTGGTGGAGTAGGTTCTAGTTCTTTCGGGGACGCAGACTCTATCACCGCCACAAGAGGTATGATCCCTCAAATTTCTGCCGATGGCAACGTAGAAGCTTACACAAGCGGCTCACTTGCTATCACAGATATTGAGAACATGGTTAAGAACCTTCAGAAGTATCGTGGTTCTAAGGACAACATGCTTTACTGTGGACACAACTTTAAGCTAGACCTCGACGCACTTGTGCTTGAGAACACTAACTTGAAGAACGGTGGAATCCAGTGGGCTAGATATACTGGTGACTCTAGCATGGCTCAGAACATTAGCTTCTCAGTCGATGGCGTAGAGTACGGTGGATTCACATTCCAACCTGAAGTACTAGACATCTTCTCTGACCCTAACTTCTTAGGTAATGCAGGAGCTATCTACAACGAGCTAGGAATGGTTTGTCCAGTAGACGACACGGTTGTATACAACTCAATGAACACATCAAGCGCGGAGAGGGTTCCTTCAATGCGACTTCGATACGCACCTAAGCGAGAGCTTAAGGAGTGGGTTCAGAAGAGTGAGTACAGCGGAGACGACTTCTGGTCAGTACACTGGTTAAGTCACGTAGGTATTGAAATGTGTGCTTTAAACCGTTGGGGACTTTTTGTAGGGTAATCCCTTATAAGTAATTCAACATAAAGTGGGGGTTTAATCGCCCCCACTATTTTTAACTAAATTAAATCAAATTAAAATGAACGGAGACGTAATATTTGAACTTATCGGCGACACAAAAGGGATGTACGCCGACGGACACAACGAAAGGAGATTCAGACAAGAAAGACCTTTTGCCATCCCAGCAGTAGCAACAATCATTGACGAGAAAGCAGAAGTAGGAGACGAAGGCTCAGTAGCCCAAATCCGATACATTGCTAATCAACGATCACCCTACATCGACAAACAGAATATTCCAGATGGAGCGAGTCTTACAAGAGCAGTCAGTAAGCCTCAGTTCACAATGGGACATATTGTAGTAAGGAAGAGCCAAAGAAACCTTCTTGAGTTTATGCGGCTACACCCGATGAACGAGGATAATCAACATTGGGGGCTACCACGACAAAAAGCAATTTTTAGAGAGCGTAAGCCAGAAGAGCAAGCACGTAAAGTAAATGAGTCTGTCAAGAATCAGATTAACGCTGTACGACTTGTATTTGAATCTGACTTCACAACGAAGACACTCCCTATTGCTAAGTATCTTAAGATTAACACTCAGCGACCATCAGACCTCGTATTACACGACTTGAAGTTATATGCAGAGTCTAATCCTGAGAGCTTTACACAGCTATTAGAAAGTGCGGTGGTTACACGTTATGACGAAGTAATGAAAGCCCACGAATTAGGAGTAATCAAAGTTGAACCTCATCGCATTACGTGGGGAGACGGAAGACAGATTACACAGGTTCCAGCGAATTACGATGCAGCAGAGTATTTCTCAGAGATTACGTTTGATGAAGCACATCGAACTACTTGGAGAGAAGTACAACGTCTTATGGGGCAATTAGGCTCTAGCGAAGACGATGCAGAAACAATCGCTTCAGCGACCCCAACAGGAGATTTCCTTGAGTTAGACATCGACACATTTGTTGAAGAGCTAAAACACAAGAAGATTGCTGTGTGGGACACTTACGACAGAGAATGGAAGATTAATGAGCGAAAGGTGGCTAAGAACACTGATGAGCTTAAAGCCTATGCCGAGGAAAATAAAAATGAGTTGGCAGCTAGGTTATTTGAATAATTCTTCTATATTTGCATAGTAATTGTTTTTCATAGTTGTTGAATTTTAGTCCCTCACTATTTGTTTAGTGGGGGATTTTTTATATATTCGTATTATGATTAAATGTAGTAAGTGTGAGGAGCATATGTCTTATAAGCGCGCAATGGATACATGGGCTACTATTAAAGGCGAACTCTATTGCGGGGAATGTCAAAAGAAACATAAAGTCGGCTGGTTCCAAGAACGTAACAAAGATGATAAAGAAGTTATACAAGAGAATAAGTAGACTGTGGTCAGTAACCCACGCCGCGACAAACGACAGAGGGCAGAAGGACTTAAATGACGCCCACAGGGTATATAAGTACCTAATGGACGAAGTAGATGAAGACGACTAGGAAACCCCACTCAGTAATAGAGAAGTGGCTATTCTTCGATAGGGACTACAACAGAATGAAGATTGCAGACCTATTAAAGATAGACCACAGAGCCTTTAGACACTGTATGGAGAGACCTTGGAACCACATCACGATCATGCAGATGGAGAAAATAGCAATTCTCCTAGAGAAGGATGTAGTCGAAGTATTCTGGGCTTGTTACAAACGCCCGCTAAAAGAAATGGCAGAAAAGAAACAACTAGAGCTTTACTTAGCCCTAGAAAGACAAGGAATAAGATGAAAGCTAAGATAACCCACACAGTAGAAAGAGGTATCACAAAAGAGATACACTACGAAATAAAAGACTTAGACGGAGTAGGCTTCGTTGTTGTACCTGAGCTACACGCTTGGTCTATACTGAAAGCGGGAGATGAGCTAAACCTTACGCTGTAAGGTGTCCAAATATCTCTTCGTTCTTGATATACTTATCAAGTTCTATTCTCTTCACGTTAGGTAGGATACGCTTATCCTTAAACTTCCCCCGCTGAACATCATAGAATCTATCATCATTAGGGATACGGATGCCATTACGCTCAATCCACTCTTCTCTATCCCCTAACTCATTATAATCGTTTATAAGCTCTCCATTCTTCTCAAAGATGTAATGCACCCACTGAATGTAATAATACTTCTTACGATTGACTATATACTCCCAATCAAGGTTCTTAGAGTAGGTAATCTCATCATCCTTCTCAAAGGTCGGTAAACCTTCTTGCTCGAACCACTCATTATCCGAAGACAGAATTTTACCTGAAGTGGTAATCTGATCCTCAAATAAGTAATCAGGGAGCAGGAGTACATCAGACTCTATCTTCTCGTATTCAGGCTGTAGTGTAACGCACTTATAGGCTTGCATATCCTCGCCCCACGCTACAATCAAATCATCCTTGATAATATACATATCCTCACCCTCTACCTTGTGAAGTTCCTCTTGAGCCTTGTAGTTCATATATACAGTCTCTCCAATAGGGATACGACTGTTCTTAGGGGCGAACATAAGTTCTCCGTGAAAAGGTTTAGATTGGTACTGATCTCCTTCTTCAGGAGTAATCATAAGTTCCATACCATTCTCTGTAACGAAGGTATCAGCGTCTTTCTGGTTTACTTTAATAAAGTAGTGTCGTTGTGGCGTATAAGTCTTCATATTAAAAAGTTTGGCTGTGTCTTATAGTTTGACCATTTTTATTAGTAACCTTTATTTCAACCTCTCCTTCTCCATCAACGAAAGGCTCCTTATCTTCCATGTTGTAGTACGCCTTAGCTAACGAAATAAGCAAAGGTTCTAAGACCCACCGTTGTCCCATTTCAATCATACTATTATACACACTCTGCATCTTAGCCTCTTCAGACAATTCAACAATCTTACCGTTTTCAGAAACTATAGGAAATCCGAATACGGATGTAGTCCCGTTTTTTAATTTTACTTTAATAGCCATATCTTAATTTTTAGCAAATAGAATTTTAGGTATACGTACATTACTTATCTCAGGGAACTTCTTAAAGACTTCTTCTACGAAGATACCATCCCCCATAAACTGTTCCCACCCGTCAATAATATCAAACTTCTGTGGGTCTTCTGCATTCCTATTCTTAAGCTCAGAAATATTAACCTCTTTAGCTTTATCGCTCAGAATAGCAAAGTTACCCCAATCAATCTTCTTCATCCTCGGCTGAGAGATAGCAAAGGTAGTCTTATAATCAAAGTGGTGGTGAGTAAAATCCCAATAGATAAAGTCCTCCCCCCGCGAATTGATATACTCCACAGTTCTAGGAACATAGTAGTCCTCAACAGAAGTCATTACTACCATAGTATCTAAATCAACAGATTGATAGAAGTCTCTACGATTCTTAGCCCCCCAAAAGCCTGTATTCTCTTCTAAGATAGTGTAGTGTATACGAGGGTCTGTATGATACCTCTCCTGTACGTTCATTAGAGTATTATCAGCATTGGAGCATATAGTAAGTTTCCAATTATCTGCTGTCTGTCTCATAAGAGAGTTAATCAGCGTAGGAGCCTCTTGTTCTTGCTCGTAGTAGGTTGCAAAAAAATGAACTGTTCTCATACTAAAGTTTCGTTTGTTATTGTAAATTCTTTCTCTTTAATATCTAGTTTAACTTCTTCGGCGTTATCCCTATAAGGAATAGCTAAGAAATTCTCATCCCATCTCTTAGCCACCAAGTAGTGCATATTGTTACTTGTGACAAATGTGGTGAACTGCTTCAGTTCATCATCGCATTTTCCGATTATATTATGACAAGCCGTTTTAGTTGTCCTGTCTTTTTTACTTCTAAGAGCATAAACTTTTACCTGCCTATAGTTGTCATCTCTCATCTCTTTTTCTTCTTTGGTTTTGTATAATTACTCTTTCTCTTCGACTTACCAGCAGCCCGTCTCTCAGCCCTAGAAGGCTTACGAGGTTCTATATGGTACACTGGTTTAGCGTCTTTTAAAATATCTTCAAATACCTGTCTCCGCTTCTGATTAAGCGTCTTAACCTCGAAAGGTTGTACTAGGTCGTATAGTGCCTCTCCACGTTGTCTAGCCTCTTCAACAGTGTAGGACTCAATACGTTCTTGCCAAGAGTCCCCCACTTTAATAAGGTCTATAGTATCCCTGAAATGCTCAAATCCCTCTCTATTGTAAGGCTCTGTATCAGAACAGATAATAGCCTTCTTCTTGAACCCCGCCTCGATAACCTTCAAGAATGATTTTGACTGATTAAAAGGATTAGGGACTAGTGGGGCTAATGCTACATCAATAGCGTTGTACTCCCACGCATACTCAGTCCAATGTTTAAGTGTAGTATAGTGGTTAACGTCTAGTACCTCTGCATACTCCTCACACACTACAAGAAGCTCTCTAGTAGAGAAGTCGTAGTCCATGATTTCAAGGTCTTTTTCGTGGCGGGTAGAACCTAAGTAACCAAACACAGGCTCGTCGTTAGCTACAGGGTAAGGCTGAAACTGTACGGTAGCTAAGTCCACCGCATTCTCAATAATGTAAGCCTTCTGTCTACTCCCTTTTAGTTGGTACTCCCGCTGAAGAAAGGGAGACACAGTAGTAATAGCATCAGCGTCTTTAATAGCCTTAGTAACGTCTTTACGCCCACGATATAAGTCATCTATATCAAGCACTATCTTACTTCCTCTACGCTTCATCCACTCAATAAACATAGGCATATCTTCAGGAAGAGAGGCGTGAATACCAACAGAGAAGAAGATAATATCAAAGTGGTGAGCCTCAGCCCACGCTCTAATCTTATCTTTATTCTTAGCGTCGATAATAACGACCTTATCATCTTTGAAGTCTGAACCACTCTGAGTCCAACGATAAGCCCATACAAATTGTCTGTGATAAAAGATTCCAGAGGCAGTAGTTTGAATTACTAGTATATTCATTAGTACGAAGATACTAAAAATTTTAGCAAGCGAGTCTTCTTAGCGAAAAAAAGTGTATATTTGCTTAAACGTTTTCAAACGACTACAAATGGATAGTAAGAATTATATCACGTTATCGGATGCTGAATTTTTCGGCAGCCCACATTTTATAGACAATAAAGAGATTTACGAAATAAGCTTCGGCACTGACCCAAAGAACGACATGCGCTACACGGTAGGTAGGAAGTATGTAAACAGAAGCGTTGAAGTAGACTTCATTGAGTACGACCACAACTCTTTTCTTTCTCTTGGACAACGAAGAATATCTATTTGGGCAACCAACGACCAAAACGAGCAAAAGCTGTGGAAGATTAGCGAGAACCAGCCGTGCATGATTACTTGTAAGATATGAAAGAATACCCAGCCAAACCCTTTGAAGAACAGATAGAAGACCTTTCTGGTAGCCCCAGCAAGAAGGTAGAAAAGCTAGTGTCTATACACTACATCTACTCCCAACCTGTAACAGAGCACAACGTAAAGAAGTACATCCGAACAAAAGGTGATCCATACTACGATGTACATGACGAACTAGACGCAGACGGTAACAGGATACCATTCGGGGTAGCGTTCTACATGCCTACACCTGAAGGAGTTAGCCGACCAGAGACTATGACACACCCCCGCACTATAGGGCAGTTTATCTCTGTAGCAACCGCACTAGGAAGAGAATTATTCTGGGAAGAGAGCATTTGGAAGGACTACATTTTCGTACCAAAAAGGTATCTGTAAGAGTCTCAGCGAATTAAAAAATCAACTCACAAGAAAGAATAATTTCTATCTTCGTGTAATGAATTTATTCCAAGACTCCAAAGGTCTTGCAGCACTCCTTGAGAAGGCAGAACAGCAAGACGAAACAACAGACATCACTCCTCAAACTTGTAACCTTGAAGATGACGAATGCTTAACTTGTGGCTCATAGATGAGAACAATAACTCTATATAACGAGAACCTAAAAGCGGAAGTGGATTACCAAGTCCCCGATGCGGTTTTCGTTTATATAGAGGGACTAGAAGAGTCAGAAGCAGACTTAGCACTACTATTAGAGGAGACTCTAAAAGCTAAGTTACAAATACACATGAACTAATGGCAAATAAAGGAGGAGCTAAGAAAGCAGCAACGGATAAGAAGATAAATGCCCGCCCCGCGCAAAGGAAAAAGCGTGCGGAGCTTGTAAAAGAGCGACGTAAGCGCGGTATTTACGGCAAAGGAGGAAAGGACTTAGCCCACACAAAAAAAGGCATTGTAAAGAAGTCCGTAAAAGCAAACAGAGGAAGTAAATCTGACACCGCTGGAGATAAAAGGGCAAGAGGAGTTGGAAGTAAAAGAAAAAAGCGTTAGGTTTGTGAAATGAGAAAGCCTATATCAGCAAAAGATTACGCACTAGGGGACATTAGCGAGTGGCTGAGAGATAGAGTCCACCACGAAGGAACAGCTAAAGACTACGCAAGTTGGACAGTAACAAGCAACGCATTAGACACTACAGAGCAAAGAAGATTAAATAGGGAACTAGGACTACATAAAGTCAATAAGGGAGCCTAACATACAAAATCCCCCACTAAGTACTACGTAATTTTGAGTTTTAATTAATTCAAATGAAGCGTAAAGACCTTTCTTCTAAATCGAAGGAGGAGTTAATTGACATTATAGAGCAATTCTACAACTCCCCTTACGTAGACATCTACTTCTCAATCAAAAAACAAGTTAAGAAGCTATCTTCTGAGATAGAGAAGACCACGATTGACTTCAAAGAAGACTCAGCACCTTTCAAGAATTTTATGCAGTGGGGGAAGGAAAGCCTTAACCTTGCTAACAACCTACAAGAGATTCTGTCTAAGATAGACAGCGACATCCTAGTAGAGGAACAGAAGAAGAGAGCATCCGCAGGAGAAGGAACCGTTGAAGACTATATAGGACGTAAGTAATGTCAGCGAAGCAAGAGTGTAAAATAGCATACGACAGTTTCGACAGGAACAGAAACTTCTCTAAGACGGTCAAGAACTGCGTATGGGATATTGACATCGAACTACCAGAACCCCCCGCTGATTACAGAAAGATAATCAACTACGGCAACGAGAAAGCCAAGAGGAAATTCCCATACTACACAAGAGACTTCGTTAAAGAGATAGACCTCCTCCCCAACACAGACCCCAAGAAAAAGAAGTTCCTAGACGAAGAGTGGAGGAGAAGACGAGAGGGACTGTGGTTCTACAACGGAGATAACTTAGAGTGGGTGACGGGGCATCACTACATGACCCTTCAATATTGGCTTATACCGATAGAAGATTTAGACGGGGCATTAGGAAACCCCAAGTTCTTCGACATGGGGCGAGACAGGTTCTACGCAATATGGTGGGCAAAGAATCACCCCGACCATACAGGGCTATGCTACATCGGAGGAAGACGTTCAGGAAAAGCCCTTGACATCAATACCCCCATCCCCACACCATCAGGATTTAAACTGATGAAAGACATAGACATAGGAGACAAAGTATATGGCGCAAACGGGAAACCACTAAAAGTAACAACAGCAACAGAAGTAAAGCTAAACAGAATAGTGAATCGAGTATGGTTTGATGATGACACTTATTTAGATGCTGACGACGAACACCAATGGGAGGTAACAACAAAAAAAGACAGAAAGAAGCACGGCACTGAGAAAGCCCCTGTTCGAGTTATGAACACTAAGGAACTTAAGGAGCAAGGTATTTTTTGGGGGAAAACAAAAGAGAGAAACTTTCATATCAAAATAAACGATCCTGTAGAGTACAAGGAGCAAGACCTACCAATAGACCCTTATTTATTAGGGTATTGGCTAGGAGACGGAAAATCTTACAACACAACCCTACATACAGGCAAAGAAGACTTGCCGCACATTAAAGACTTCCTAGATAAACTAAACATAAACCATAAAACTAAAAAAGATAAACTCGCCTACACTGTGTCTGTGCTAGGAGGGGGTAAAAAGAAGAATAGTCAAGGGCAATTTATAGCCGATGAAGACTCTCTACACTACAACTTGAATACCCTCAACCTACTAAAAACAAAAAAAGAAGACGGAATAACTAAACACATTCCTGACATATACAAAATGTCATCTATACATCAAAGGCAAGAATTAGTTAGAGGACTAATGGACTCTGACGGGCATATAGCGGCGTCTAAGCTAAGGATACACTTAGAGAATACTCAGAAGAGTAAAAGACTAGCTGAAGACCTAGCCGAAGTGTTAAGGTCTCTAGGCACTAAAGTAAGAGTCTCCCCCAAAAAAGCTACGATGAGACGAGAGAACGGAAGCGTCTATGAGGCAGAAGTATATAGAGTTAACTTTCTATCTTCATTCAATCCGTTTAAACTAGAAAGAAAAGCCGCGTTATGGAGACCGTTTAAAAACGCAAGAAGGAAGATAAAGAGCATAGAAAAGATAGAGCAAATAGAGAGCATTCCTGTCAAGTGTATATCCGTAGAAGGAGATCGTAGGGTGTACTTAGCAGGAAGGCACTACACCGTCACACACAACACCGCTGATGGACTCTCCGCAGGGTATTGGGACACCACCGAAAGAGAGAACGCCCTCTTCGGAGTGCAATCTAAAACAGACACAGACTCGAAGCAGTGCCTCCTAAAACTAGTGAAGAGTTGGCAGCAACTCCCAGAGTTCTTAAAGCCTGTAGATACAGGGTACACATCTGTATCGAGAGAACTTATGTTTGCGGAACCGCAACGAAGAAGCACAAAAGGAGGGAGAAAGGAGTACAAGAAAGTACTTAACTCTAGGATATACGCCTACCCGTCTACAGAGACAGCAATGGACGGTACTCGTACAACCTTTCAGTTCCAAGATGAGTTCGGTAAGCGAGTAGACTCTAAGGCAGACCGCACACAAAAAATCTCCAAGATATGTTGTATGATTGGTAGGAGAATCGTAGGATTCGCTTTCTGGGCAACAACAGTAGAAGAGATGGAGAAGGCGGGAGGAGAAGCCGCTAAAGTAATATGGGACGAGTCCGACCCTAACGCACTCAATGAGAATGGGCGTACTAAGTCTACAATGGTTAGACTATTCTTCCCCGCAGAGTATGGACTGTTTGAAGGAGGGTTTGTCGATGAATGGGGGTACTCAGATATAGAAGCCGCAGCACAATGGCTAGACTCAGAAGAAAGAGGACTAGACGGAGATGCACTCTTAGATTGGAAGCGTAAATTTCCACGCGACATTGGAGACGCTTTCGCTACACCAATGAACGCCAACTCCTATAACCAAAGAAAACTATACGAACAGACAAAATACAACGCATCACTAGAGCCTGTAGCACAACCCACAAGAGGGAACTTCTATTGGTCAGGAGGGATGGCAGGTTCAGCAGTGGAGTTCGCTCCCGACCCCGACGGTAGGTGGCTAGTATCATGGATGCCTCCCGAAGACGATAGGAACCGTAAAGAATATCACGGAGGGAATTGGAGACCCACAAGAGACTTCTGTAAGACGGGGGCTGACCCCTTCGCCCACCGCGCAACAACAGAAACAGGGTCGTTAGGAGCAGCCTACACTATACTAGAAAGCCACTACAGCTTCCCTAAGATGAAGATGGCGTGGGTATGTGAGTACCGATACAGGAGAAAACACCCCCACCAACAGGCAGAAGATATTATGATGCAGTGTATATTCTACTCCTCTCCGCTATTAGCAGAGAAGAACGTATACGGACTCTTAGACACAATAAACAAGATGGGGTATGACGGATACTGTATGTTCAACCCACTAGACCCCGACTCAGACGAGAAGAGAAGAAAAGGGCATAGAGGAATGCCAATGACAGGAGCAGACGCAGGAGAAGCCCTCTGTAACATCACACAAGCCCACATAGAAGATCATATAGGGTGGAACAAAGAAGAAGGTAGAGCAGGGCATTGTCCTTTCCCAGACTTAATAAAGGACTGGCAGAAGTTTGAACCCGACAACAGAACGAAGTATGACTCCGCAATGGCAGCGGGTATGGCACTAATCGCCACAAAGAAAGCAAGAAAAGCCGTAGAGAAATCCTTCACTAGCCCTAGTGCGTGGGTTCCTAATTGGAACAATAGCGGCAACGTATCCTCAAAGATGATAGGATAAATTTTGTAACGTAAGGTTTTATCGTTATATTTGCAGTGTAATAGAAGGTAATGACTTACGAAGAGATTAAAAAATACGCTAAAAATTTGCTCTGGGCAAACAGATCAGCCATGAGCAGAATTACCGTAGAGGACGTAGTTCAAGAGGCGTACTTAACCCCTGATGGGCGCGGAATCAAGCAGCACTTACAAAGGTACGTAATAACAGAAAAACACAAAGCTAACGCAGAGAAGCAGAGAAATGCCATCCCACAGCCGTATCAAAAGGTGTGTAAGGCTTGCGGCGAAGTAAAAGATAGCTCAGAGTTCTATAGAAAATTTGATGTTAGATACGGGTTAGAAGGGTTGGAATCCAAATGCAAACATTGCTTTAATAGAGACCCTAAAAGACTAGAGAGAAACAAAAAATACAGAAACACACCTAAAGGGAAAGCGCAAGCTAAATTAAGATACGAGAGGTGGAAAAACAAACATAGGCGCGACGTGTCCCTCTAGCAAGCGACTTTCGCCCTTCAGAAATCCCCACATTAATTTGTGGGGTTTTTGCCTATATTATATTTCTAGTATAACTTCTTAACTACAAATCCACCCCGCTATATAGGAGTAATTTTGCCATTAGAAAAGACAAACTACAATGGCAATCTCGGTCAAACTTTTAAGAACAGGCTCGGCAGCATCTTCCAACACCTTCGTAGTAACAGCAGGGAGCGGGGACACAGGAAAGCTTCAGATACAGTTCAATAGCTCGGACATCTACAACAACCTATCGGGCAGTACAGCAGACATTTCAAGTGGAGCATCGAACTCTACTATTACAATCCCACTAAACTCTAGTAATGAAATTCCTTCAGGAGTTTACTATTTTAACTTTGTGGCGGATGTAGGGAGTTCAGATACCTCTACCATCAACTTCCAAGTTCCTAGCAGAACACCCGACGTAGATTCAACATCAGACGTATACGCCCCAAGTTTTAGAGTAGATGACGAGACAGGGTACACCGTAAGCAATGGGACAGTAAGCGCAGCTACACGCTCCCTTACTTTAGAATACCCCGCAGGAAGTAACCAAGCGAATCTAAGCGCAAGCGCATCAGACACCACCACAGCATTATACGTATCAACAGCGAATGTATGGACAGGTTCTATGCAGACTACACTAGCCTATGATGTAACATACACGATAGCAGCTACTACAGGGTACGACACATTCACCTATCAGGAATCAGGGAACGGGTACAACACCTTAGATATAAACCCAGAGAACGACCTATGTGACGTTTACGATGGGATGGAGAACCTTAGACTCCAAGTTAACAACGCAGACAGTAAGAAGAGAAACGACTACGCGGAACTCATCCGAAGGTACTCTTACTCTATGTCTTTAGCGGGGCAATTCCGAGAAGCTGTTAACTGCGGCAAGACATCGCAACTCAACTCAATCTTAGAAGACCTTAAATCGAGCAACGCACTCAACACAGAGGGAACGTCCTCTACAGCGAGTTCACTAGAGTCTCGCAAAGTATACGGAATAGGAGGAACAGAAGAGACTACTCAAGACATTGTAGGAGAGATGTTCGAGGATGCTACCAACTTTGGCATCAACGCAACATACGATGACAGTGGCACAGGAACAGTAATCCTAGAAGGGAGAGCGAACTTCATGCGAGTGTATAACGATACAGGCTCAACCCTAAGTAAAGGGAAGGCTGTTTATATTACGGGGTATGACAGTGCTACAGGACTCAACGAAGTAAGCCTAGCGTCCAACGCATCAGCAGCTTCAGCAGAGGCGATAGGGCTTATCTACGCTGACATTGCATCAGCAGCTTCAGGACGTTGCCTTATCAACGGGTGGTTCGAGAGCGTAGACACATCTTCTTTCTCAGTAGGAGATATGCTATTCTTAAGTACGTCAGGAGACTTAACCGCTACAGAACCAGCAGCAACATCTTACAGTCAGTATGTAGCTACTGTAGGAGAAGCTAGTACTACAGGGCAAATGTTTGTCTCCCCGCAGAAATCAATCAACTTCAACGAAGCGATTAGTGCAGCTACGGTAATTACAGACATTGAGAACGACAACGTAAAGGTCAACACAGCGGTAGCGGATTTAACGGGGTTAAACACCACGCCTGTTCAGATAATTGCAGGGGCGTCAGGCAGAATGATTCAGATACATAGCGCAGCGATTGTATTCACATCTACGCCAAGCCCCACACCATCAGGAACTATAGACTTTAAGTTGTTATACGAGACATCTGCTACATATACAGCAGGTAAGATATATATGACAGCCACGTTCCCCACATCAGCAGTAAGCGGAGACGCTATGAACTTCGTAGCACAAGGGGATATAGAGTATCAAACAGGAGATAGTCTATACCTAGCTACCGATGCAGACGAAGGGACTTGGGATAACGCCGCTAAGGTGATTATCTTCTATTCATTATTTACACCGTAATATGTTAATAGATAAAGTGTATAGCGCAGTTAGCCTTTTGGTTAACAAAGATCAAGTAAGCGGGTACTTACCACCCGATGAGTTCAACAAGTACGCTGAACTAGCTCAGAGAGAGCACATCGAGGATAACTACAACCCACCTAATAAACTAGGGTATGAAGCCACTTTTGAGAACTCAGATGACCTGTCAGACCTCAAGACAGCAACTTCTGTCCTAGTATCATCAGGAAGGGCTACTATCCCATCAGACTATTTACACTACAGCTCTTGTTACGCTAACACAGTATTTAACGGGAAAGGGTACACCACGCCAATAGAACTTGTAAGGGACGATGAATGGCCTGAGAGACTAGCTTCTCAGATAAACACCCCTGACCAATTCTTCCCCATAATGAAACAGATGAGTACATATTTTGAAGTGTACCCAAGCGATTCTACATCTAATATAAACCTCACCTACTTGAAACTACCACTAGAGCCTTGGTGGAATTATACTCTTAGCGGGTCAACACCAGTATTTGCCGAGACAGGAGGTTCGACAACGAATCCTAATGCTGGCGTAACCGCAGGAGACTCTACCGACTTCACAGTAGGAGACGGGGCGTTTAATTCGTTAGTATGGAGGATTTGTTCGTACTTCGGAGTAGAGACACAACAATTAGAAACCTATCAAATATCAAAAGGAGAAATAGATGGCTAATTTGATGTTCAGGTTAGGAGAGCAAGTGCAACGCGCAGTCGGGCAAAAGGCTGTGAATAGCAAGATTTCTAGGCAAGAGGCTATGCTACTTGCGGGACAAGCTTGTAACAAAGTTCTACGCGATCTCATTTGGAGAAATAAGACCGAAGGCATAGAGACCGTTCCTTACGCTTGCTTCAAGGAGTATACGTTAGGGGTGGAGTACGACTCTCTGAAAGACTCTTGGTACGCAGCACTTCCAATCAGAACACTAGAATCTCTTTATAACAACAGAGGAATTTACCATGTAGCCCCCGCAGATAATCCTAATGAGATGATGATACCCCTAGACAGAGGGTTTCTATTCATGTTTAAGGACTTAGATTCATTCGGACTAGAGGATAACTTAGGCTACATCCCAGAGAGAGATAGAATTTATTTACACGGAGCGACATTTGACGCAGAGTACGAGGTATTTATACGAGTTGTACCTGATGCAACAAGCCTTGCACCCGATGACGCAATTCCCGCCCCACCAGAATTAGAATACGACATTATACAAACAGCAGTACAGATTGCACTCCCGTCAGTTCAGATGCCGCAAGACGTACAGAACAATAACCTTGGCAACTAATGGTTTCATATACGTTAGATAGCATAGTAAAAGAGTACCTAGTAATGAGAGGCATGGACTCTCCACATGAGTACCCCCGAGCATTACAAGCGGCTGTTAGTACGCACAAAGATATGCAGTATGACGTTTCGGGGGTTCCTAGAGTATACACAGGAACCGTAGAGGCGGGGAATAAGATGACCCTACCTTCAGATTTAATCAGAGTGTCAAGGCTAGGATTCATGGATAGCGAAGGAAAGTTCATAGAGATATATGTAGACAATAACTTAGTAATCAACCCCAACGCTACGTATGACGCTGTAAACGACACAGAAGCAGTACAAGTAAACGACATCAAAGTACCAATAGGGTACTCTCAATCAGACGCTACCTCAATGTTCCGTAACGGACAGATTATAGGGAGACAGTATGGTAATCAAGGTGGGGGTATTTACAAGTACAGAATGGATTGGGATAGAGGTATCGCAGAGTTCAGTTCTAACGTAACAGGACAAGTCATTATAGAGTACTTAGGCGACCCACAAAAAATAGACGGTAAGTTCTCCGTACACCCTTTCTTAAAAGACCCTATCCTAAAAGGCATCCACTACCGTATGATGCTATTCAAGAGGTCTTACTCTACAACAGAGAAGAAGATGGCAGAGAGCGATTACCTTAATGCGAAGCATCACGCGAGGATACGTTTTGTTTCCCAAAGCGTCGGAAATCTGTATAACGCTGAGAGAAAGACTTTCTCACAAGCCCCAAAATACTAGATAAGTGATAGAGAAAAGGAATTTTACAGGCGGAATGAACACTGACCTAGATGAGAGCATGTTAGCTCCCAATCAGTATCGCTATGCCTTAAATATTCGAAATGGTAACAGCGAACAAGGAGCAGAGGGAACCATCACCAACGCCGAAGGAAATCAAGAAGTCTCCATAACACTCCCATCAGGAGGCAACAGAGTCATCATGGCTAAGGATGATGAGGCGAATGACCGAGTACTCTACATGGTCTACAACTCTGAAGGTAACAACCGATTCCTAGCCTACGACTACAAGAACAGCGTAATCAATACAATCGTATCTGACTCAGGAAACACTCTAGGGCTAGACCCTAACTTCCTCATTACAAGCTGTGACGTTATACGAGACGACGTTACTACTTACGCTACGTTCTGTGACAACTTCTCAGAGCCTAAGAACATTGATATTGAAGCGGGGATTAGAACGTGGGACACTAACCAAGATGGCTCCGACTATATCTATCGCAAATTTCTAGGGGACTTCGATACTGTATCTCCTACAAGCGCGAATAAAGACGAGGTATACTCCCGCGACATAAATATAACAGATACGGCAGGGACTACGCAGACCATGACGATATACTACCGTTGTACGTCAGCTACAGCTAACGACCCCACTAGCGGAACATCATCTTACACACCGAATGCTAATTGGGAAATATGCCCAGCGGGGTACATCTATGGAACTCTTACAGCAGCTAGTTTCACTAATATCGTAACCCCACACCTTAGCCAACCTAACGCCGAATACACTACTAGCACGAACAACTACAACTATCTGTACGGTAGCCTATATCAGTTCAAGGTAAGATATGTAAAGGCAGATGGAAGACGAAGCGCATGGTCTCCTATCACCAAGTTCATTGACCCACAATACCCCGCAGACAGCTACTTGGAGAGAAGCACGTATATCAATACGAACAACTTCAATAACCAAATCTCCATCTACGCAGATGTTCCAGACACTTCTACGTACAAGCAAGTAGAGTTTGCTATAAGGAGAGCGATGAATGACAAGTCTCCCGAAGATTGGCAGTTAGCGGGGCGCATCAACATCCCAGAAGAACTAGAGAAAAGAGTCTACACAGACACCCTTCAAGTTAGATTTGACTATGATGGGTCTACTGTACCTATGCCCCTCGACCAAAATGACGCCCAACAATTAATGTCTTGGGTTCCAAAGGCAGCAAGAGCACAAGCTATTACTAGTAAGAACAGAGTAGTGTACGCCAACTTCGTAGAGGGCAATCCTATCACCTTAGATGGGCAGTATGATATTAACCAAAACCCGCCACAA